TCGCTCTATTCGCCCTTGTCGTTTTTTTCCAACTTAGCATCATTCCAATCTGCAATAGCATCGCAGACCGCATCAAGTTTGGTGCTATAAAGAGCCATGATCTCTTTGATGTCGCCTTCGGTAAAGAGCGGGGCACCATCTTTGCCGCAAAGTTGATCAACAATCGAATAAACGCGAGACCGCATCTGTTCTTTGAAATCAGGTTTGCCATTCTTGTCGAACAACTGTGCCATCCTCTTGGATCGCTGAAGTTCGCTTTGGTTCTTGATATATGCTTCGCCAAAACCTTTGATCGTGATCTTCTCGACTTCGGGTTTTAGTTTAAGCAGCGACTCACGAGTTAAGGTCATCAAAATTCTCCTCGGTTTCTTGAACTTCTTCAGGCACTTCAGGAGGCATAACGCCCTTAGCACCATCACCAAGAATCAGATCAACTTCTGATTCAATTCTTTCTTTGTCAGTTGGTGATACTCTGCCGACAAAGCAGATCGCAGATCCGAAGTTCCACGATTTGTAACCGACAAGAGTACCATCAACAATGACTCGATATTGCTCGTGGGATTCAACCTTGCCAGTAGCAAGGTTTCTTCCTTCACAGGGCTTTAACTGAACTTCCATCTTCTCTCCCAGAAGTTAGTGTTAAGCAGATTCAGGAGTCCACGTTGGACCTGTATCTCCATCGAAGCAGAAGTTCACAGTAACTTCTGCAAGGGTGTTCAAACTAAGATCAGGCAAGTCATACGACATCACAAAGCCTGAGCCAGCGAATACTGCGTTCGTGGTATTGCCGGTTGTGCCGATTGGGAATGTGACCGTAAGAGTGTCGATCTTGCCAACCAATGGCTCATCATTGGCAGCCCCGAACCCTGCCCAATCGTAAGTTGGGTCGAAGATCAAAGTAAGTTGACATTCACCAACTTCGGTCAAGTCGCCCGGGATGTAGCGTGTGAATCCGGTTGTATCCAAGCATGAAGCATCAATCTTCTCTTGCGAGAGATCAGGCAATGCGATTGAACGAACGCAACCAACGATTGCTGCATTGGTGAGAACAGCGGTTGTTCCCTGACCCGTCATTCCGACATAAGCCATTGTATTTACCTATCAAAAAGTGTTGTAAGCGATTTCAAACGATTGTGCCGTGCGGAATTGCCACCTATCTGTCCCATCGTTCGGGATATCAACTAGGTGGATCTTTCCGGTGGCCTGGGCGATGCCCTTGATAGGAACGCCACTGTAAGTACCGAGAATTCCGTTCAGGGATTGTCGAGCCGCCTCGATAACGTCATCTGCTGATTCACGAGTAAGACCATAAGCCTCAATGCGAACCCTAGCATTCTCAAATCCCACAAAGCCATCGAAGCAGTTTTCAGCCACCTCGGATGTTATGTATGCAAGCACGGCAGGCTTTTGGATATCTTCTGGCATGAAGTCGCCATAGATCCTAGTGCCAACCAATGCCACAAGTGAGGCATCTGCCTTCAATATGGATACAACTGCGGGCAATATGTTAGACATCGTTCTCGCCCCTCAGTTCGATCCTACGCTCCATCTGGAGACCATCCTGATCAATCACGCATGTAACTCCATACTTGACGCCATTGATCTCGCAGCGATGCTTGGGGGTAACGCCTTCGCTTCCGAAGAACTCTCCGTAAGCAACATGCGTACTTTTCGCGTTCGTCATCCTCCCCCGGATGACTTCACCTCCAACGGTAGTAATCAATTCGCAAGGCCAACCTGACGATACCAATGCCCAATCGCTTGGGTTCTGGTAGGTAGGTTGACCATACGAATCAACATTTCCATTGTGTGCATAAAAGTTCGCAGTCCATCGACGCATCCCAATACGCTTCCTGATGCCACTCATGGATATGATGACCTCATCAGCAATGCAACAATGCGTTCGTAAGCAACTTCCTGCGAATGCAAAGCAGATCCTTCTTGTGCAGGATCAAAGAACCACTTGCCAACTGTCAGCAAGATTGCTGCCTTAAACAAACGAGGCACGCATCCTGCATCAGACCCATAACCGGCAGTGAAGTCAATCGTTACTGCATTATTGGTGTTGGGCTTTAAAGAAGGCCAGCCGCTATCGCCAGTCGGGAACAATGATCCTCTAGCCGCATCAAAGATGTAATCGGAGGGATCTAACGTCTGTTCACTACCACTTTCGTCAATGCTCTTTACTGACGTAACGGCTGTAACGGCCTTCTTGAAAAGTTTAACTTCGGCTCTCGGATCATCCGTCTCGTTCCAGCAAAATTGAGTTTGCTGGTAACTCGCTGAAAGAATCTGCCGATCAATGTCCTGCTCCAATCGCTCTGTCGCTGCCGTCAGCAACAGAGTTAAATTGTCATCGTGGGTGGTGTCATTTGCGTTTAGGCGGAGATGCTTTTTTGCTTCTGCTAGGCTTACTGGCAGTTCGCTTGGGCTTGTCGTCCTTTTTATCGTCCAATTTGTTGTCATCTAACTTTTCCAAAACTCCAAGTTGGATCAACGTCCGAACGATACCTTCACGCAACTCACCACCATCGACCACTGTGCCTTTCTTTCGGCCACAGCGGTCGCACTTAAAACGATAACTTGCCATTATGTCAAGGTGATCTTGCCGAGGACTTCTGGGTTCACGACTTCAAGAGCGATACGCTCAGTGACCTGAACACCGACCTGATCGTTCTCGGCGTACAGTTCGTTCAACATCTTGAACGTGACGCTTCTGCGGTCACCGAAGTAGCATCCGAGGCTCAAGTCACCGAACACTGCGAGCAAGTCGCCAGAGGCCGAAGCCGAAGCACCAGGGAGTGCATTGGTGAATACAACTGGATAGCCCAGCAGAGATGGACGCTGGCCACCCTCGAAATCGGCAATCGTGTTGCCGCCTGCTGCGTTCAGCAAGTCGCGGACTTGGCCGTGGTACAAGGTTGGGTTGATGTACCAAGCATTGCGGGCACCAACGATTGGGTTGCCGATGCTTACGCTACATGCGGTCAGATCGTCAAGAGCCAAGGCTGCAACGCTTGCAACATTGGTGTCTGCAACACTCGCGTCACCCTTAATGCCAACCGTGTTGATACCACCAGCAACGCCATTGAACAAGTTTTGATCTTCAGCGATTGCGATGCTGTAAGCCAAAGACTGGACAACGGTGTCCATGATCGAGACGATTGAGTCCTCGGTCACTTCCGTTGACATCTTGACCAATGCAGCGATTTTCTTCGCGGTCAACAGAACTTGGCTGAAGGTAACGTCCGTTTCTCCGATTGCAGCGGCCTCGTCGGGATACGAAACAGCGGCGTGAGCAGCGACCTTTGGAACGCTCCAAGTCAGAGCCGACATGACAACTCGACGGCAGTATTGACGAGCAACACCGTAATCTTCTAGCAAGTTGATCAACGCATTGCTGAGTGGATCAGGAACGGTGAATCCGCCCTTGTTGTCAGTTCCAACGCTCTGTGCTGCGAGGATCTCGCCTGCACGCTGATCGCCACCGAGGTGTGCGAGATATTGACCGGCGACATAGGCATCTTCTGCCGATGCGAAGTTCTTGACTCGCATGTTGCTGATTTTGGAGGGAATCACGTTCTTTACTTCCATTGGGGTTTCGACGGGCTCGGATGGTGGCTGCACGCTCGCTGCCTGCAACTCTTGGTTGCGAGCAACAACGCCCGCTCGGATTGTTTCAAATTCTTCGGCCTGATTGAACTCTGTTTCCAAGGCATCGCACTTATCTTTGGCGGCTTGGATTTGCTCCAAGGTTACGCTTTCCATCTCAGAAAGTGCCACCAAATCGTTGGACGCTTCAGACAGTTCTGCTCGAATTTCGCTAGGTTTACGCATTTATCTTAAAACCTTTAGGGACAAAAAGCCATAAAATGCGGC